GAAGCCGACCGCCACGCACTTCGCACCGCAGAATTCTTTGTTCAGGAAGCTCATTCCGAGCTTCTCGACGGTCGCCAGAAGCTCGTCCAGCTCCTCGTCCTTCGCCCGCTTCATGAAGCCGATCTGTAGCTTCACCGTGCGTTCCTTCAAGGCCCGACTGATGTTTTTATAGTTCAACTCGACGGGCACGACCACGACCTTTAGTTCCTCGATTTCGCGGAGTGTGAATTCGGGAGCGAGCGCGGGCTTTGCATGCCAGTCGTCGAGGCTGGCAGCGACCGTCTCGCTCAAAACCAGACAGTCCATATTGTCGATCATCTCCGCATCAGCTCCATTACGATGTTTCCGATTGCGGCAAGCAGGGCAATCAGAGCTGCGCCGAGCGTGGACATCATCATCTTTTGCAGGTCTGCTGCAGGTTTGCACGGAGGATAGTGGTGCTCGCCACGCCCGAAATGCATGTTCAGCATTCCGCGCAGTTCCGCGATGTCCAGTCTTGCCTGGTTTACTTCATGCCAGAGGTCTCGGGTGTCCGGCACCGGCACTGCATCTTTGTTTTCGTTCATCTTTTCCCAATCTCCTTGGTATGAATTCTTCTCACCTGGTGAATCGTCCCGCTCCACCGCCAGACAGGTTCGTCCTGCGGTGCCAGCACCTCGTACTCGACACCATCGTAAAAAATCTTGTCGCCGGACTGCGGGTCTTTCGGCAGAACTTCGGACGGAATCAGGAAGTCACGGGAATAGACGTGGATTGTGGTTCCGTAAGAGTTCTCGACCTTGAACAGCGTCCGGCCGAGCGTGGCGTGGACATGGAGGCGCTCTCCGTCCCTGCGGAGATACTCCACTGGAACGGAGAGCCAGGCCTCACGCTGGGACGACAACCAGAGTTGGCCTTCTTCCAGCAGTCCCATTGTGCTTAGCTGGCCGCGATGATGTTCGCGGAACGAAGGGCTTCGAGAATGGCGTTGATCTTCTCTCGGAGGGTCGTCATGGACTCGGCACACCCGGAGTCGCTCGTGAGCGTTCCGAGGTCGGCGATGGCCTCACCGGCAGAGCTGCCGGAACCGCCTGCAGAGCCGCCCGTTGCACCGGCATTGAGAAGATAGTAGACGGATTCGGCACTCGCCTGGGCGTTGTAGACGGCAGTACCGAGACAGATGTCGGTCTTCTGCTTCGTGGCGACTTCGTTCGCCTCGTCCCAGTAGACCGGGTCGCCGACGTCGATGGCTTCATCAGCCTTCGGGGTTTCGAAAACGCCGGATACGGCGAGAGCACCGAGCTCACCGGCTCGGATGTCGAGGCGGGTGATGCCGACGAAACCGGCGAAAGGAACGATGGTTCCGGCAGGAACATTCTCGGTGGGGCGATAATCGATGGCTTCGCCTTTCTGAACGTAACGTGCAATCATGATGTTTCTCCTGTTTGAGTTCAAGTTGAAGTGCGGAGGCGGGAATTGCCTCGCCTCCGGCGGTCATCAGCCAGCCGCGCCTGCGGACTTGACCATGCCGCGGTGTTCCTGTTCCCTGACGCCGAGGTCGAAATAGACCCTGAACCAGAGCCCCAGCGTATTGAAGTCGGTCTCGCCACGCTCCACGGTCGGGGTGCGCTTGCCCTTGAGGTACCCGATTTCCCAGGTGTCGACCTGACGGGGATCGCCGAACAGATACCATGCGGTGGAGGAGGCTCCGTCATAGGCCGCATTGGCGAGGTACGGGCTGGACACGACCTGCAGGTTTTCATCCGCGAGGATGTTCAGGGCAGGACGGACGACGTTGTCGGCGCCGCCAGCGGTAATGAGGGTCGCGCCGCGAGTGAGCTCGATGGCGAGGTGCTTGAGCGCAGTGGGGACGAGCAGGAACTTCGGTTCGACGCTGATCGGCTGACCGTCTGCATCGACCTGATCCAAAAACATCTGGATGGCTTTCTTCAGACTGTCGGAAGACAGTGCGCTCGTTGCGCCGGTGAGCAGATTCTTGTGAGCAGCGCTGAACAGAGCCTTGCCGTCAAGCTGCACAGGATTCTTCAACAGACGGGAGAAGAAGAGCTGGTCGATCAGCCTGGCCGCACGGTTGCCCATCGCCACCGGAACCTTCATAAAGGCTCCGAGGTCATCGTTGATGATCATCTTGCGGGTCAAAACAAACTTTTTGCCATAGGTGTCGAGTTGATTCTTGGCCGCTTCTTCGGTGACGCCGCCGTCCTTGATCTCACCGTCAGCGCCGACCGGAAGCAGATCGCCGACGTCAGTCAGACGGAATCTGTCGTTCTCTTTGAAGTCGTTCAGATCTCCCGTGGAACACAGCTTGGTGGCGATGACGGGCTGCGATTCGAAGCTCTTCAGAAGCTTCTTGTTCGCGACGTTCGAGAGAATGCCCGGCAGGGACACACTGGAGAATGCGGCACGGATGGTCTCGTTGTCGAAGCCGCGACCATACGGGATGCCGTCCAGCTTCATGCATTCGACAAGGAGCTGTTTGAGGGGCATATCCATTTCACGCATGCCCGCTTCGATGGTCTTGCCGTCGTAGGACTTTTCGAGGTCGTCGGCGGAGATGCCGCAACGGAGGCACATGGCCGCTTCGATGGTCTTGCGAAGACTGTCGCCTTCCGGCTCGGTCTTCACGGAAATGTGGACGTTGGCGGCGGGCCGTTCGGCGCGGATGGTTTCGAGCACCTTTTTCGTCACGACTTCGGGCGTCCAACCGGAGCTGATGGCGTCCTTCTCGATTTCGGGGAATTCGCCATCGCAAATGGCACGAATTGCCGCGACGCGCTCACGCTCGGCCTTGACCGCGGCAGCGGCGGCATCGCGGGCAGCGGCAGCCACGTCGACAGGAGCAGGTTCGGGCTTGACTTCGGGCTGGGCCGCCTGGATTTCGGGCTTCGCTTCGGCCTTGATTTCCGGCTTGGCTTCCGGCTTCGCTTCGGGCTTGACCTCAGGCTTGACGTCAGCCTTGGCTTCGACATCTTTGTTTTCGTTCATGTTATCTTTGTCTCCTTCCTCTTCGGGGTTAGGGTTTGTAAGATCGAATTTTGCGGTGACTTTCATGCTCGTGTGGGCATCGGCGCCAACGGCAACGACGCTCACTTCGCGGAGAGAAGACTTGCGGACGTGGTAGAACGGACCGTCGAAGACCTGTCCATTCACCTCGCGTTTTCCTCGAACGAGCTCGCATTCCTTCACGTCGGCTCCGATGGAGAGCTGCCAGTCAGCGCCGGCTTTGCTCTGGGCCACGATGTCGGCGGCTTCCGAACTTTCGGAGATGATCTCGCCGGAGATTTCGAGCACATTGTTTTTCACGCTTGCAGACACCATGCCGATGCGGGAGCTCGTCCGGTTTTCGTGGTTTGCGAGCAGAGGCACGGATTCCGGCAGTTCCATCCCGCTCAGGTCGACGACCACCGGGTTCTTCCAACCCGGCAGGGACATCTTGCCCCCGGAGTACGCCGTGCCGACGATTTTCGGTCGAGCGCCTCCGGCAGCTTCAATCAGGGTAAATTCGTTCATGTTTCCTCGGTTGTTTGAGTTTCTTCCTCGCCGGACTCTCCCGGTTCTGAGGCGTTGTTTTGTTCTTTCGCGGTTTCTCCTGGAATCGGAATCCCCAGAGATTTCATCAGCTTGATCTCCTTCGCCCTCTGCTGCAGGACGCCGAGATAGTCCCTGCCGTCCTTCGCGCACTCGGCGGCGAGCGTCGTGGTGAGGTTCGCAAGGCGGCGTTCCTGCGCCGTGGCCTCCTTGTTCGGGTCCACATGCGGGAAGCCATCCCAAAACCAAGTGTGGCTCTCTTCAAGCGGAACAAGATTCTCGGTCAGGAGATATTCCTTGAACCACGCCTCGAAAATTCTGTTCAGCACCTCGGTTTCCCAGAAGGATCGGTCGACCAGAATGGACTTGTGGTAAATCTGGTTGTCGAGGCGGCCTGAGGCGTAGTTGTGTCCGCTGTAGTCGCCCGCGAGAGTCCCGTAGGTCGTGACGGCGCATCTCGCGATTTCGCTCAGAATAATCTTGACGAACTCGGCGTGGTTCGCGGCTGGCTGTTTCGGGTCGAGCTGATCCATGCGCCAGCCAGCGGGGACCGTGAGCATCAT